ACTCGCACCAATAATGACAGCACGGAAAGACGGCATCAACATTTTAAATAGGAAATTAAATCATGGATAACAAACCAGTCAAAATCGCAGGTCAAATCTTCTGGGCTAACTGGATGAAGGAATTCAACACCAAGTTCAACGAAGACAACACCAAGTATGAGTGTACAGTCGGTATGCTCTCTGACAAGGCTTGTGAAGCTCTTAAAGGCTTGGGTATTGTGATCAAGAACAAAGACACAATGGGTAACTACATTGTTGGCAAGTCCAAGTTTGTGTTTGAGCCTGTGGACACTGAAGGTAATCCAGTGGACATTAGTAAGATCGGTAATGGTACTAAGATCACTGCTTTGGTGGGTTCTTATCGCCACAAGATGTCAGCTAAGTTCGGTGCAGCGCCTTCCATCGGTAAGATCATCGTGACTGACTTGGTTGTCTATGGCGGTGACGCTGAAGGTGACGATGACGACATCCTCTAAGCAGGAACCGAAGATTGCATTAGTTGATGCTGACTTTCTTGTCTACCGTATTGGCTTCAGTACGGAGGAAGAACCCGTGGGCATCGCTAAAGCACGATTAACGGAGTGGTTAGAAGACTTTATCTACGTGAAACTCAAGGCTGATCATTATCTAGCTTGGATCACAGGTAAAACTAACTACCGTTATGACATTGCCAAGACAGTCCCCTACAAAGGCAACCGTAAGGATGCTGTGAAGCCTAAGCACTACGATGCCCTGCGGGAGCACTTAGTCAAGCGTCACGGTGCTATTCTGACGGTTGGTGAAGAAGCTGATGATACCGTAGCCATTGACTCCACAAAGCTCTTGGATGAGTGCTGGATCGTTCATGTGGATAAGGACTTGGATCAGCTTCAAGGATGGCACTATAACCCTGTAAAGGATGAGAGATACTATGTCGATGAGTTTACAGCGTATAAGTCGTTTGCAACGCAACTTCTCACTGGAGATAGGATTGACAATATCCCATGCTTGGCGGGAATTGGCCCTAAAAAGGCTGAAAAAGCTCTCCAAGACGCAAAGACGAAAGAAGATCTCTTACGTTGTGCGTGGAAGAAGTATGAAGAACTGGGCCATACGATGGAGTACTTTACAGAACAAGGACAGCTCTTGTGGCTGAGACGTTATGAAGGGCAGATATGGCAACCGCCAAGCAAGTTGCAATTAAATACGGATTCAGGTCAGGACTTGAAGAGCGAGTAGCGGAACAGTTGGATAAATTAGGGATTGAGTACACATACGAGAAGGTTAAGCTGAAATACATTAAACCTGCTTCCTCTCATGTGTACACTCCTGACTTCCAGCTTCCAAACGGGATCATTGTGGAGACTAAAGGGCGCTTCTTAGCGCCTGATCGTCAGAAGCATTTGTTGGTTAAGAAACATAATCCTGAACTCGATATTAGATTTGTCTTTAGCAATTCCAATGCACGTATAAGCAAAGCGTCTAAGACTACGTATGCTATGTGGTGCAGGAAGAACGGCTACAAGTTTGCTGATAAAACTATTCCCGGTGAGTGGCTTAACGAACGTAGAGGAGTGGATCAATGAGAGCTAAAGTAGAAGACCGATACATAGTGTATGACTTTGAACAAAAGGAAGTAGACTTTTTAAAGTTACTAGATGTATGGGATACTTTAAAAGAACGTCTAATGGGACATGAACGGATTACCATTGAAGGTTACGAAAGGATTGACGTTGAGTAAAGTATCATTGGTTTGTTATTCCGTCCCTGCACCGGGACTTGTTGAAAAAGGTATCAAAGATGCTCAAGATCTTCTTGCGTACATGGCTCGTGTCTCTAATCCAGACAACCAGTATGCCACCGAGTCCGGGCCTAAGTTACTGAAGTATCTGATTAAGAACAAACACTGGTCCCCTCTGGAGATGGTACACTTGTCCTTGGAGATTGAGACTACTCGTGATATTGCTCGTCAGATCTTGCGACACCGTAGCTTCAGCTTCCAAGAGTTCTCTCAGCGATATGCTGCTGTACAAGGCTTTGAACTGTCTGAGGTGCGCTTGCAAGATGTTCGTAATCGACAGAACAGCATTGAGGTAGGAGACTCTGATATGCACCACTGGTGGTTTCAAGCTCAAAAGCGTGTGCGTGATGATGCTGAGTTAATGTACAACATGGCATTGGCTAAAGGAGTGGCTAAGGAGCAAGCTCGTAAGCTGTTGCCTGAAGGCTTGACAATGAGTCGTATGTACATGGCGGGTAATCTGCGCAGTTGGCTTCACTATGTGGATATTCGCTGTGACAAGGCTACGCAGAAGGAACATCGTGAGGTAGCGGAGCAGGTTAAGCTGATCGTTTGTGAGCAGTTCCCTGCTGTTAAAGAATTGTTTTATGCACAGGAGTTGAATAATGCGTATTGAACAGGTTGAAGACTTGCTGGATGAGTTTGACTTTGATAAGGTCAAGAAGGTTATGGACTTTCTTGAGTGGACGTATCACGATAGCGTTGACAAAGAAGTGTCTATCGGAGAGCTTCGTCGCATGGCTCGATACTTATTGGAGATTGCCTACACTGCTGATCCGAGTCCTGAGTTCATGACAGGCTCTGGTGGCTTTGAAGTGACTCGATATATGCACCCCGGAGATACTACAAAGTATCTTACTTTATCCTTTGTTGTCGCTAACTGGAGTAACCCTGTATGTTGATTGAAGAATACCAAGAGCTGGCTTTTAAGACTGCGCTAGAGACTGCTAAGAACCCTGCTTACATGGTATCTAACCTTACCTCTGAAGCTGGCGAAGTGGCAGGTAAGTATGCCAAGTGGATTCGAGATGGTGTCTTGGACGAAGCAGGTATGCAAAAGGAAATTGGTGATGTGTTCTGGCAGATCGCTGGCCTGTCTACAGTGATGGGCTGGAGCTTGGCTGACATTGCAAGTCAGAACTTGAAGAAGCTTGCACAGCGACAAGTGAACAATACTTTGAAAGGATCTGGCGATGAACGATAAAGAAGAGATTATGCAAGTGTTTGGGTTCTCTTACGTTGATTGTAATGGCAAGACGTATACGAAAATCATTGAGACACCCGGAGTTACGTGGCATGAGTGCATGGACGGCTATGTAAAGTTCTTAGAGTCAGTGTTTGGCTATGACATTAAGAATCAAGTACGATTGGAAGAGCCTAAGTGGTTGAGTACGCTGTATGATAATCACCATGACTATCTTGACCCTTGGACGGGTGAATACTTCACTAAGGATGAAGACTGATGAGGATTTTAGTCATCCCTGACGCTCAGGTCAAAGAAGGAGTTCCTTTGGAGCATCTTGAGTGGGCGGGGAAGGCTATCTGTGAGTATCGACCAGATGTTGTAGTCAACATTGGTGACTTTGCCGATATGCCTTCACTGTCGACACACGATGTTAAAGGTTCTAAGTACTTTGAAGGTCTTCGCTATAAGAAAGATGTAGAGGTTGTTAAGGAGGCTATGAAGAAGCTTCTACAGCCTTTGCGTGACCTTCAGAGTAAGCAGAAGAAGAACAAAGAGAAGGTTTACAAGCCTCGTATGGTGCTGACTCTGGGGAACCATGAGAATCGTATTGACCGAGCTGTGAACAATAACCCTACACTTGAAGGATTGATCAGTGTTAAAGATCTCGCTTATGACAAGGATTGGGAAGTCCATAGCTTTCTCCATCCTGTCTTTATCAATGGTGTTGGCTTTAATCACTATTGGCCTGTCGGGGCGATGGGACGGCCTGCTGGTACTGCTAGTGCTCTCATCAATAAGCTTCATATGTCTGTCGTGGCTGGTCATCAACAAGGAAAACAGATTGCCTATGGTAAACGTGCTGACGGGAAACCTATTTGCGGTATCATCGCTGGTAGCTACTATCTACATGATGAAGACTACATGGATCAATTATCAAATCGACACTGGCGTGGCTTGGTTGTCTTAAATGACGTCAAGGACGGTGGCTTTGATGAGATGATGTTATCAATTGAATACTTGGAGCGTAAGTATGGAAAACAAGTGTAACAGTTGCTTCTATGCACTCATGGACAAAGACCTTTCAGCTCCTTGTGCAGCCTGTGTAGGTTACTCTAACTATGTAAAGGGAGATTTGTATATGACTTCACACGCTTCACGACCTTTGAAGGAAGCTATTGATGATTGGTTTGCAAAAGGTGCTAATGGAGTGACTCAAGAGGACTTCGGGATACAGTATGATCCAGTTAGCAGGCCTCTGCATTATATGTTGTTCCATGAGAAAGGTATTGAGGTACGGGATGTCATTGAGAAACTGGTAAATAAGATTCCTCCGGTTTCTCGTGACTACGGTGGGTTATTCGTAGCTGACTATGTACAGATGATGCAATACTTGATGCGCTTCATGGACAAGAACGGTGTTGAAGACTTGAAGAAAGCTCGATGGTACTTGGATAAGCTGATTGATGCGTATGAATCTGACGTTTGAAGAGCTGAAAGAGAAGCTTCAACGTGTTGACGAAGTCACACTGCTGGAACTGTTAGAGATCCGCAGTGATGACATCGTAGATCGCTTTGAGGACTACATTGAAGATAAACAAGAATATTTACTAAAGGAAATTGAATAATGAGTTTTACCATGACACCATACAACCACTACATTGCTAAGAGCCGATATGCACGGTTCTTGGATGATAAAGGACGCCGTGAGCATTGGCCTGAGACAGTAGCTCGATACTTCGACTTCATGGAGAAGCACCTGAAGAAAAACCACGACTACACACTGACAGGTGAACTACGTGACAAGCTTCAGACTGCCGTGACTAACCTTGATGTTGTGCCGTCTATGCGTAGCATCATGACAGCAGGTGATGCCTTGGAGCGTCAGAACATCGCAGGCTACAACTGCTCTTATCTGCCTATTGATGATCCTAAAGGCTTTGATGAGGCTATGTACATTCTCCTGTGCGGTACAGGTGTGGGTTTCAGTGTGGAGCAAAAATATGTTAACAAGTTGCCAGATATTCCAGAGAAGTTGTATGATAGCAACACTGTGGTGGTCGTTAAAGACTCCAAAGAAGGCTGGGCTAAGGCATTGCGACAAGTTATCTCCTTGCTATATGCTGGAGAAGCGCCTAAGTGGGACGTATCTGCTGTACGTGCGGCAGGGACTCGACTCAAGACTTTTGGTGGTCGTGCAAGTGGGCCCGAACCGCTTGTCGAACTATTCAAGTATGTTGTTAACAAATTTAAAGCGGCATCAGGTCGCAAGCTCACTTCTCTCGAAGCGCATGATATTCTCTGCAAGATCGGAGAGGTCGTCGTGGTTGGTGGGGTGCGTAGATCCGCTATGATCTCTCTGTCTGACTTGGGTGATGACCGTATGGCTCACGCTAAGGCAGGTAACTGGTGGGATGGTAATGGTCAACGTGCTCTGGCTAACAACAGTGCAGTGTATGAAGTAAAGCCTGATGTTGGGCAGTTTATGCGTGAATGGAGTAGCATTTATGAAAGTCATTCGGGAGAGCGCGGAATCTTTAATCGCTATGCTTCAGAACTTCAAGTTGCGAAGAATGGTCGACGAAAGCCTAATCAAGAATGGGGTACTAACCCCTGCTCTGAAATTATTCTTCGCCCTTATCAGTTTTGCAATCTTTCCAGTGTTATTGTGCGTAGCGATGATACTTTGGATCGACTTCGGGATAAGGTGGCTATGGCAACTATTCTCGGGACATTCCAATCGACGATGACTAACTTCCCATACTTGCGTAAAGTGTGGCAGACAAACACTGAAGAGGAGCGTTTGCTAGGTGTGTCTATGACTGGTATTATGGATAATTCTTTGTTGAATAACCCTGATAACCCTGAACTTGCCGGTATCTTGGAAGGATTAAAAGATGTTGCTGTTAGTGTTAACGCTGAGTTTGCTGATTCAATCGGTATTAACCGTTCAGTTGCTATCACAGCTATCAAGCCTGAAGGAACTGTTTCACAACTTACAAGTACTGCTAGTGGTATCCATCCTCAACATTCTCAGTACTATGTTCGTCGTGTTCGTTCTGACAACAAAGATCCCCTTACTGACTTCTTGAAGTCTCAAGGATTCCCTTCTGAGCCTTGTGTGATGAAGCCTGATAGCACAACAGTGTTTAGCTTCCCTGTAAAGGTTGCTGATGGTGCTGTGCTTCGTGAGGACTTGAGTGCTATCCAGCACTTGAAGTTGTGGTTGGTGTATCAACGTCACTACTGTGAGCACAAGCCTTCTGTTACAATCTCGGTATTGGAACATGAGTGGCCTGAAGTAGGAGCATGGTGCTGGAAGAACTTTGATGAAATCACAGGTGTTAGCTTCTTACCTATGGATGGAGGGACATATCGACAGGCTCCTTATGAGTCCTTTGATGAGAAAGGTTACGAAGAGATGTTAGCAATTATGCCTAAAGGCATTAACTGGGAACAGTTCATGGAAAATACAGATAACGTAGAAGGTGCTCAGACACTCGCTTGTACAGCAGGCGGCTGTGAAATCTAATGCTGGCTGTCGTTTATACTAAAGACAACTGTCCAGCGTGTAAACAACTCAAGGAACGCTTCATTCGTGAAGGCCAGTTCTTTGAGGAAGTTCACATCGGTACAGATATTACACGGGAGGAGTTCATGGAACAATTCCCTACAGTCCGTCAAGTTCCTCATGTAGTTTATAAGGATAAGTAACAATGGCAAGTAAACCAATGAACCGAGCTATTCCAGCTAAGGAACTGACTCCTCGTGAGAAGGCAAGTAACAGCTTACGTCTGAAGCTAGATGACATGACAGTTATCAAGCCTAAGACAGAGAAGCAGATGGACTTCTTTGAGGCATACCAAGCCTCTAACTACTTTATGGCATTGCACGGCGTAGCAGGTACAGGTAAGACATACATTGCCTTGTATAAGGCCTTGGAAGAGGCTCTGGATCGTAACAATCCCTTTAACAAGGTGACTATTATCCGGAGTAGCGTACAAGGCCGTGATATGGGATTCTTGCCTGGGGATGCAGATGAGAAGATGGAGGTGTATATTCAGCCTTATCGACAGATCTGTAGTGACCTGTTTAAGCGCAAGGATGCGTGGGATCGGCTGGTGGAGCAAGGACACATTGAGTTTGTGTCTACCTCGTTCATTCGAGGAACTACCTTCTCTAACAGCATCATTGTCGTGGATGAGGTACAGAACCTTACTTTTGAAGAATTAGACACAGTGATCACCCGAGTAGGAGATAAATCTAAGATTATCTTTTGCGGGGATTACCGTCAAACTGATTTGAAAAAGAAAGATGATAAATCAGGTATCTTAAAGTTCTTTGACATTGCCGCTAAAATGAAAGAGTTTGTTCGTATTGAATTCCACATTGAGGATATTGTTCGTAGCTCATTAGTTAAGAACTATATTATTGCGAAGACTAAATATGAGGATGGTGAATGAAATACACAAAAGAATTTTTAGAAGAACACTGTGAGTTTAGCCAAGAGCATAAAACATTGGTATGGAAGAAATCTCCTTCTAATAGATCATTGGTTGGCCATCCGATAGGCTCTTTAACAAAAGAAGGTTATTGGAGGAGTAAAAACCAGTTAGTCCATCGTTTAATTTGGTTATTGACCTATGGAGAACTTCCCGACAAGGATATTGATCATATCAATGGTCTTCGTGACGATAACCGTATTGAAAACTTACGAGTTGTCTCCCGAATGCGAAACCTATGGAATCGAAGAGATGTAAAAGGATATATTTACAATCCTTCTACTAAAAAGTATCAAGCACGTATTCGTAATAACTATGCTCAAATTCATTTAGGAGTATATGATACTGCGGAAGAAGCTACTCAAGCTTACATGAAAGCAAAACAAGAAAGGGACAACGAATGAAAGCTAATGAAAACTTGGAAGAACTCTTGATGATGCCTCAGGAGCAGAAGGGCC